CTTAGATTTTGTTATATGCAAAATTAGAGCTTTAGGTATAGCTATAGCAGTTTAAGTTCAAACTAAAACCAAATACATGGGAAAAGGAAGAAAAAAAACACCAACTAAAATAAAAAATATGCAAGGGACATCAGTTCCCTCAAGAACTTTGGAAAATGAAATGCAAGTTGATATTGTTTCAAATGTTCCAGAGGCTCCAGAGTGGCTTTCTCTAATTGGAAAAAACGAATGGAATAAAGTTACAAAACAACTGTTTAACTTGGGAATGTTACATGATGTGGACCTTCCTTTGATTGAGGCATATTGCAATGAGATGAGTTTATATTTAGAATGTGAAATGAAACTGAGAAGGGAAAACAGAATTGATGAGTTCCAAAATAGTGAAGGAATAGTTGTAAGACGTCAAGCGAATCCATTAGTTAAAATGAAAAATGATGCGTTAAATAACTCGTTGAAATTAGCTGCTCAGTTTGGATTGACTCCTGTTGCAAGAGCTTCCATTTCTGCTCCAACAAAAATAACAAATACACAAATAAATAATTATTTTGACTAACTATTATTTTGACAAAAAGGCTGCTTCCAAAGCAATTGGATTCATTGAAACATTTTGTTCACATACAAAAGGAGAACTACATGGTGAACCATTACTTTTGGAGGATTGGCAAAAAAAAATAATTGGAGATCTATTTGGTTGGAAAACAGAGGAAGGTTTACGAAAATACAGAACAGCCTTTATTGAAGTTCCAAGAAAAAATGGAAAGTCAACTTTATGTGCTGCAATAGGATTGTATATGTTGTTTGCAGATAGTGAAAGAGGGTCTGAAATTTATTCAGCTGCTGGAGATCGGGCTCAGGCTGGAATTGTTTTTGAGATAGCAAAACAAATGATTTTAAACAATGAAGAACTAACTTCCAGAGCCAAAGTATTTAGGAACTCAATAACAAATGAAAGTAAAGGAAACTTTTATCAAGCGATTAGTTCAGACTCAAAAACTAAACATGGATTCAATGCTAACTGTATAATCTTTGATGAATTACACACTCAACCGAACAGAGATTTGTGGGACACACTATTAACATCCACAGGAAGTCGTCAGCAACCATTGTGTATTGCAATTACAACAGCGGGTTATGATAGACAATCAATATGCTGGGAAGTCTATAATTACAGTAAACAAGTTCAAGACAAAATTATTGAGGATGAATCTTTTTATTCTGCTATTTATGAAGCAGACCCAGAGGATGACATAACAGATGAGGAGGTTTGGAAAAAATCAAATCCTAATTATGGAATAAGTTTGAGAAAAGAATATATGGAAAGAGAATCCAAAAGAGCTGTTGATGTTCCTTCATATCAAAACACTTTCAAAAGATTAATGTTAAACATCTGGACCGATTCTCAAACCGCTTGGATAGGTGCAAAGGAATGGGAACTTTGTCAAGGAGAAATTGATTTAAATAAATTAAAAGGAAAAGAATGTTGGGCTGGTTTGGACTTAGCTTCAACAAGGGACATCTCGGCTCTTGTGTTATTATTTAAAGAGGGAGAAAAGTTTTTAGTTGTTCCTTACTTTTTTATTCCAGAGGATAACGCAAAGAAAAGAAGTGAAAGAGATAAAGTTGATTATGTTACTTGGATAAAACAAAACAACATCATTGCAACTGATGGAGATGTTGCTGATTATAATTTCATAAAACAAAAAATTATGGATATTGGAATGGAGTTCAGGATTCAATCAATTTGTTATGATAGATGGAACGCTTCTCAATTAGTTATTGACTTAACAAATGAAGGAGTTCCAATGGAGCCGTTTGGACAAGGTTTTCAATCAATGTCTGCACCAACTAAAGAATTGGAGAAACTTATTTTGGGACAACAAATCATTCATGATGGAAGTCCTGTATTAAGTTGGATGTTATCAAACATTGCTTTGCAAGAGGACCCTGCTGGAAATATAAAACCAAACAAAGCAAAGTCAACCGAAAAGATTGATGGGGTTGTTGCTTTAATTATGGCGCTTGGTTCTTATATGACTGAAGAGGATGTAAATTCTGTTTATGACCAAAGAGGACTTTTAATATTATGATAAAAATTTATTCAGCTGATGGTTTCATTCGGGAGTTTTGGCAAAGAGCCAAACACTACAAATATTTAAAACAAGCTTACGAATCTTTGGAAAAAGAACACATTGAGTTGTTTGGTAAAAGAAAATATGCAGATTACAATTCATTCAGGGCTTGCAGAGATAGAAAAATAAAGGCAACAATGCTGCACAAAAAATAGTTTGTTTATTAGTATAATTGCAAAAAATTATATAGTGGGCATACTAAACTCAATTCAAAACATCTTCACATCTACACCAAAAAAAGAAACTCAAAGAAGTATAAATTACAACTTTGGATTTGGAAACAAAATTGCAGTTTCTCCTTCATCAGCTTTAACATTTTCAGCGGTTTGGGCTGCAATGAGATTGTTGAGTGAATCGGTTTCATCACTACCTGTAAAGGTTTGCAGAAAAGAAGCAAATGGAGATATTGTTGAAATTGAAAATGACCTTTCTTATTTATTAAAATACGCTCCAAACACTTATCAAAACAAAATCACTTTCATTGAAAAGATAATGATGGACTTGCTTTGTAATGGAAATTCTTATGTGAGAATTGTTAGAAACAATGCGGGTAGACCAATAGAGTTGTTACCATTGAACTACGCTGGAGTTACTGTTTACTTTAGAGATAACAGGGTATATTATACATCAGACCAAGAAGCTGGAACTTTTGAATCTGATAATATGTTACATTTTAAATTGATAACAGATGTAAATGCGGCTAAAGGAAACACTCAGGTTGATGGCGGGATTGTTGGTTTAAGTCCTATTGAACAGAACGCAAATGCAATAAGTTGGGGTCAATCGGTAGAAGAATACGGTAGAACATTTTTTTCTAACGGTGCAAAATTAAGTGGGGTGTTAAAAACTGATAGGAGTTTAAGTGAACAGGCAATTGATAGGTTAAGAAATAGTTTTAATAATAACTACGCAAAACTAAGTGGAGCAAATCAAACTGCTGTTTTAGAAGAAGGATTAACATATCAACCAATATCAATTTCTGCAGAACAGGCTCAGTTCTTAGCTTCAAGACAATTTTCAATTGAGGAAATTGCTCGAATCTTTAATGTTCCACCACACCTTTTAAAAGATCTAACTAAGTCAAGTTTTAACAATATAGAAATGCAATCTCAAGAATTTGTTACTTATTCACTTATGCCTTATTTAACAAAAATTGAAACTGAAATGAATCTAAAACTATTTAGAAGAAATCAAATTGGTAAAGAATATATAAAGTTTAACACAAACGCACTACTCAGAGGAAATATAAAAGACAGAGCTGACTATTACAAAACAGCAATAACAAATGGATGGATGTCAATAAATGAAGTTAGAAGAAAAGAAGAAATGAACAGAATTGAAGATGGAGATTCTAACTATTTACAAATGAACATGACAACCATTGATAAAATTGGAGAGGATGCCAGCTGAAGAATGTAACAATGGAAAATGGAAATGGGGTCAAACAGGTGAATGTAAGTATGACTCCAAAGAAGAAGCTGAGAAAGACAATCAAGATTATTACAGGGATTTAAGTGATATTGATTTAACTCCAACAAAAGGAATGGTTGAGGAAGCACAGAAGGGGAAAGAATGGAGAGAAGAATATGGAAGAGGTGGAACTGAGGTTGGATTAAAAAGTGCGAACATGATAATCAACAATGAGTTGACTATTGAAAGAGTAAAAAAAATGTATGCTTATTTTCAAAGACATGAAGTTGATAAACAAGGTGAAGGATTTACACCTGATGAGGATGGTTTTCCTTCAGCTGGTAGAATAGCTTGGGCATTATGGGGTGGAGATTCTGGAATGAGTTGGTCAACAAAAAAAAGAAATCAGATAGAAAAAGAAGAAAAAGAAGAAAGAGTTACTGAAAAGATTGAAAAAGCTTTGGAAAAAAAGGTTGAGGAACACAATGAGGAAGTTAAAGATTTGTCATTGAATTGGAATGGAAAAGTAACTTACAAAACATTAGAAACTGTATTTGATAGGGGAGTAGGAGCATATAATACAAACCCAAGTTCAGTGAGGCCAAGTGTTTCAAGTCCTGAACAGTGGGCTCTTGCTCGTGTTAATAGCTTCCTTTATGCTTTGAAAAAAGGTAAATTTAGAAGTGGAAAACATGACACAGATTTATTGCCATCTAACCATCCTGTTATTATAGCAATGGAAGAAGATAAAAATTTAAGAAAAAAAGTTGGTTCAATGATTACAGATGGAATTGAACTACCTTTATTTGATACAAAAGAAGAAGCTGAAAAAATGGCTGAAGAGTTAGGTGGGGAGCCTTCTTTTCACATTCATTTTTTAGATGACAAAGAGGTTTACATGCCTTTTGAAAATCATGAGATAGCTTTGAAAGTTATGGGAAAACCAGAGATGAACACATATGAAGAAGAAGAAGAAAGAAAAATAAAAAATATTTGGGACAAAAAATTTGATAATAATATGGAAAAAAGAGTTTACAACATAGAAACAAGAGTTGAGAAAGATGAAAACGACAAGGAAGTAGTTGTTGGTTATGGTTCAATTTTTGATAGTAGAAGTGAAAATCTTGGTGGGTTTTATGAGTATATTGCACCAGAAGCAATCACAAATGAAACAATCATGGCTTCTGATGTTAGAGCTTTAATTAATCATGACCCCAACTTGATTCTTGCAAGGTCTAAGAATGGTGAAGGAAACTTAATGCTTTCTGTTGATGAGAAAGGTTTAAGATATCAATTTAA